GCAGTGATAAAATAATTGCTTATGGTTTGGTAATCCGTTATGTTAGACGAGCATTATAACACTGTACACTTTTACACTATAACACTATAACATTGTAAAATGGAGATAAATTAAGATGAGGAATGCAAAAGACAATTATCCTGGCTTAATCCCACTAGGTGGTGGCTTGGATAAGTATATGCAAATAGGAAGATCAGCGTTTGCTACCGATGACACCAGCATAGCTGTGAGAACACAGTTAAAGTCTTGTGATTTTGCTATTGCAGGGTATCTGAGCGGTGTTTTAACTGCTACTGACACTGCAATTGCAATTGCTTGTAGCGATGAGATTGCAAGTGGAGCAATTACATTCCACCGACAGAAAACTGGAGCAGCTGATGAAGCTGGAACTGCTTTCTGGTATATGCTGATTGGCACAGTAAACGAAACTGATTAAAGTAATGCAATATTAATTAACGGAGGATTTCTGGATGTCACATAACAAGAAAAAAGCTAAAGAGGCTAATTTGGCTTATGTATTGGTACATCTACCCACTGATCAAAGCTACCACTTTGCACTGGCTAAATCACTTGAGCCAGCAGTGAAGCTGATGCCAGATGAAGGTAGAGTAGAATATCTCTACATGGGATATAAAAACATTGTTGGAGCAAGGAACATGGCAGTGAAAAGAGCGCTTGATGGTAACTTTACCCATCTCATGTTCCTTGACTCCGATATGGAATTTGCTCCAGCCACATTAGCCAGACTCCTGCAACATAACAAGGATATTGTAGGAGGTCTGTACATGAGAAAGATGTACCCTCATATACCTCTATGTTTCAGTCGTGGTGAAAAGAGGGGAGAGGACACTTATGATCTCCACCCCTTTATGCCACCACGTAGGTTAACTGAATGTGAAAGTATAGCTACTGGCTGTATGCTGGTAAACACCAATGTATTCAAGCAAATGTCTCCACCGTGGTTCTTATATGAGCAGAGTTGGAATGATCCTTTAACCACCACAACGGAAGACATAACATTCTGCCGTCATGCACGAGCTAAAGGAATACAAATATATGTGGATGGCTCTTTACATGCGGTACATATTGGTGATTGCAGAATCATGCCAAACTTTACAAATACCAATGTAACTGTTGAAACATTCGGAGGAAACAGATGAGTAAAGAAAATACATTTAGCTTCTTTCTAAGTACAAATAAGCAGTTTATAGCTGATAAAATATGGCAGACACCATTTGGTGGTGCTGAAATATCAGCTATAAATCTGGCTAAAGAGTTATCAAAAAACCCCGGTAATGATGTTAGAATATTTGCAGGTATTCTTGAAGAAAGCTATCTTGATGATTCAGGAATAGAGTTGTACAGAAGAGATAAAGCACATACTCTTAACCATGGAGTTTTTGTCAATGTAAGGCTGAGCCAGATTGTGAACCCACGTTTCCATAACATCAAAGCAGATAAATTTGTATTGTGGACTGGTGACGCATATGATCAGCCAAATAATGAAATAATCTGGGACCCTGCTGTAAGAGATAATCTGGACCTCATCATATGCAAGAGCAACTGGCAAAGATCAACTATGCTGGATGCATTCAGCTATCTTGATGAGAGTAAAGTGAAAGTTATGTATAATGGCATCGTACCAGAATACTTTGAAAACCTGCCCACAAGACAGGAGAACAGGTTTATTTATTGTTCCACTGTATTCAGAGGACTGGAACACATTGTTCGTTATTGGACAACTATTAAACACTTCATTCCAAAGGCTGAATTGCATGTGTTTGCCAGCTTACGACTGTATTCAGAGCATAACAATGATATGAACTATGCTCCGATATACAATGCTTTGCAGAAATTGGATGGTGTACATTTGCATGATCCTGTAACCCAACCAGAACTAATCAGAGAAATGGCAAAAAGCTATGCTATGCTGTACCCAAACCACTTCCCTGAGTCAAGTTGTGGAGTAGCCCTTGAATCAATGGCAGCAGGCTGTCCTGTAATAACCACTAATTTGGCAGGATTAGCAGAGACAGTAAACATGATTGGTGGTGGTATACTGATAGATAGTATGCCTGGTGACTTACAATATGACAAAAACTTTATAGATGAGGTAGTAGCATTATGTCAAAACAGTCAAAAAAGAGTAGAATTATCACAAGTGGGAATGAAAAAGGCAAGGGAATATACCTGGCAGATGGTAGCAGAGCAGTTTCTAAGCCTCGTGTCTTAGTTGGTATTGCTGCTGGTGATGGTTATGTTGACCCACGTACTTACAGAACTATGCGTCAGGCAGTTCACCCATTTAATGATACATTTGAAGCAAGTCAAATGGACGTGATTGGTGCTATAACAGATGATGCAAGGAATGAGATAGCTAAAGCAGCCATAAGCCAAAACTATGACTATATATTCTTCATGGATACAGACATGGTATTTCCCTCTGGAGTACTGGAAAGGTTCATTGAATTAGCTGATAACAGAGAAGTAGTTATTGGTGGACTGTACAACCACAGGAAAGATTACAGAATACATGCTTACAAGTGGGATATTGATAAACAGGAATACAGGAGTATAAGTGGTCATATTGATGAGGACTTTGACCTTAACACTGACCTATATCGTGTAGATGCACTGGGTACTGGCTGTATGCTAATACCAACAAGCATATTCAGCAAATTAGAGTTCCCTTACTTCCAGTACAAATATGAAGATGGGAAAAGATGGTCAGAGGACATGTACTTCTGCCGTAAGCTGAACAAGCTGAATATACCCATTTATGTGGACACAAACACTGTATGTGGACACCTGCAAATGTTTGTTATCTATCAAGCTGATAGAGTAAATTTCCAAATATCAGACTATGAATAGGGAAATATACATAGGAAAATCTTACAAAAGTTTATAAAGGAAAACTGCTATGACAGTTTCTGAAATGGATACAAGGCTTAGCCAACTACTAAATGATACAAACGGCAGGAGATGGACACAGGATGATCACCGTCTACCAGCTCTTAATGATGCACAGGATTGGGTTGTTGCTACATTGTTAGGTATACTTGGCAAGGAATCATTTAGTCTTCTGAATTCTATACAAGGTCATAAGCAAATATCTGTACCTACTACTGGTTATGCAATATCAACCCTTGGTGATGATCCTGGTGAATTGTTCTCTGAAGATGGGTTTATCAGAGCTTATGTTATGGTGAATGGAGAAAAGAAAAGATGTGTGAGATTGACACCAGATAAAGAAGGTCTTCAGCAAAACTGGTATTTGAAAGGATGTAACAGTTATCCAATAATAAGGTTTGAGATAGGTAACATCTATATTGATGTTGATGATGGCAATTATCCTGTAACAACAGACATTTACTATATTAGAGATCCAAAGGAACTTGTAGTTTCTTCTGCTTCTGGATACCAGGTAACAACCTGTGAACTTGATGTAGGACTACATAATGTTGTGGTAAAGGCTTCTGAGGCATTTTGCAGGAGAATGGCTGATGATTTTGATCAGGCAAATATCATATTATCATCTGTTTATGAAGACATAAAGATTATAGCAAGGACACCACAAAGAAGTGTTAAATCGGGTATAATTGGTCAGTGGCTGAACAAACAGGAGGATAAGAGAGATGCTTAATGTTGGTAGATTGATGGATCTTATTGAACTGTATGCTGGCAAGGCTGGTGTTGTTGACGAAGCAATACCACCTAGAATATTACTTGAAGTTATTAATAGTAGGTTGAGGAATTTTGCTAGTGAAACAAAGGTTAGCGAAACATACTCAGTAGCTAATACGGTTGCTAATCAACAGGAATATGAATTGCCAAGGGATATTGTTGGAATAACAAAGGTTATGTTTGATGATTATAAAGCATACCATATAAGATTTGAAGATGTTGAAGATCTAACAGAGGAGATAAGCTAATGTCAGGTATAAGTAATCTAATAGATTCAAATGGTGACCCAAAGACTGCTGAGGAGATTGGTGGAGTAGTTGAAAACATTACAAACTTAAATAAGTCATTCTTTGATAATAAAATATTTGCTGCTATATCTGGTATAGTGGAACACTTACAAGGAAAAACTGGTGGTGGAGAAAGAGATGTTGGAGATTTTGGTACAATACAACAAGCAATAGATTCTCTGCCAACTTAGGAGACATAAGATGATAATAATACCAAAACTGCAAGGTTATTATAGTATATCTATAAATAGTATTGAAAAGGCAAAAGTCACATTATGGCACAGGTTAAAGTGTGAGAGGTATAGATCCAAGGTAGAGCGCAATAAGTGGCTTGCAAAATTACCAAACTCCAATACAAGACCAATAGATGACATTGATGTAGGTATGTTAACTGCATTTAAGAATCCAATACAATTGGGTATTAGTCTTCTTAATCCTGGTGGAAGAGTTTATATACCTGCTGGTAGTTATACTCAAACGTGGACTGGTGACACAGATGATAAAATAAGACCAGTTAGTTATTGTAAAATACATGGTGCTGGATATTCTACAATAATCAATGCTGCAAAGGATTCAGGTCAATCTGGTGCATTTCAAGTATTTAATATAGATACATTGGAACATGTTGATATATCAGATATAGCCATTAATGGAAATAATGCAACTATATATGCTGCTGGTGATTCATCTGAACATGACCATGGAATCTATATTAATGACTCCAGCTACGTTAGACTGCATAACCTCAGGGTTTATAATATGTGTGGTGATGCCATCTATGTTGATGGCAGAGGCAGTGACTGTAGCTATGTTACAATAAGCAACTGTATGCTGAAAACAACTACATTAGATACATCTTCCAGCATAGGTAGGAATGGTATAGCTATTGTTGAGCAATGTTATAAGATAAATATCATAAATAATGTAATTGAGGGTGGTTATCCTGCTGCTATAGATATTGAACCTTGGGGTGTTGCAGGATCTGATCATGTTGTTAATGAAGTTGTCATATCAGGTAACAACATCCACGATTGTACTTCTGGTCATGGTATAGGTGTAAATGCTTCATCATCTGCTGCGTCTGGATCAGTAACAGTGAGCAATGTCATAATAAGCAACAATATAATTGAGAATACACTTAATTGTGGATTGCAGGTAATATCATCAATATCAAGTACAGCTACAGTATTACTTGAAAACCTCAATGTTATAGGAAATATATTTAAAAACTGTTCTACTACAAATACATCTTATAGTGGAGTAATAGATGTTAGGGGATATGTTGAAGGTGTAAAGATAGATAACAACATTATTGATGGTTCTGGTAAAGCTGGTATAAACATACTTGCCACCTCAGCACTTAATCCTGATAAAAGGATCAGTATAACGAATAACGAGATTCATGACTGTGATAACGCAGGAATACTTGTAGATTCTTATTCAGGTTCAGAATTAAACCACTTAATATTGACTGATAACAAGGTATATAATAATTCACAAGACAGTAGGAATAAGTACTCTGGTATAGTTGTAAAGTACTGTGACTATGCAGTTATATGCAATAACCAATCATTTGATGATCAAGCAACAAACACGCAGAAATACGGCTATGATATTCAATACTGTGACAACCTCAGAATGATGAATAATTCTTGTTATGGTAATGGTCAGGGAACAATAGTAGTTACTGGTGGAACACAATTAACTTTTGAAAAAGATGGTAGTATTCATGCTGATAAACTAGGTGCTGGAAACAGCTATGCTATGCGTGAACTTCATATTACTGGTGAAGCAATGGTTATTAATGCATCAGATAATGGTCTTGTACTTGCAAATAACTGGGATTCAGATACAAATACAATATCACCAAAATTGTGTTTCTTTGGTGCTCATGGTAATGATGGTAAGATAACTGGTCCATACATTCAAAAATCAGAAGGCTTATCATATGGTAGAGGAAGACTTAGCTTTTATCAACATACGGAAGCAGACTATGCTACTGTGGTAGAAGCTATGACGATAGACTACACAGGAAAGATTGGAATAGGTGATTCAAGACCGTTATACCAGTTAACTGTTGATGGTGATATAAAAATTAGCACAACATCAGCATTTAGAATTGGTGGTAGCACAGAGTCTGGTACAGATGGAGTTAGAATACACACAAATAGTGATCATAGTTACATTGACCATAAGGGTGGTGGTTATTTGCATATCAGGTCAGATGATACAACTGGTGTTTCTGATGTATTAAAAATTAAATCAGATACAATATCTCTTAGTTCTGATGCAACATGTATAATTGGTGGACCACTAAATCACAATGGTTCAACTGTTGGATTTTATGGTACTGCACCTATTGCTCAAGCAACACTCGCTACAGGAGTAGGTGCAACTGTAGACAATGTTATTACAGCACTACAAAATCTTGGTCTTGTTAAACAATCATAGGTGATATATGAACAGTTTTGATAGCATAGTATCATTTGGTTCTACTACATCAGATACAGATAATACTGCACTATCTTCTCCACAAGGTGTAGTAGTTAACCCAGTTGATAAGGTAGTTGCTGTGTTAGATTCTGGAAACAATCGAATACAGGTATTTGATTTACAGGGTTTAAAGTATAGGTCAACAGTATCAACATGGGGAGATTATAACCAGTACTCATTTACTGATCTTGGTGATATAGCTTATTATGATGGTAGCTATTTTGTATCAGAAACAGGTTATCATGTTTTAATAAGGTTTGATAAGGACTTTAACTATATTCAACACTTTGGAACATATGATACATCTGATACTGATTCTGCAAGTTTATCATCACCACAGGGTGTGGATGCAAGAGAAGATGCTGTATATGTTGCTGATTATGCAAATGATAGAGTTATGATTTTAACAAACAGACTTGAGTATTCTGATTCATTTACAGTATCAACTCCATATGGTATTCATTATAATGAAATGAATGATAATTTAATAGTTACAAATTCAACTGATTCCAGAGTTGAAAAATACAAGATGGATGGCAATAGAATAAGCTATTCATCATGCAGTATTGGTTCTCCAGGATATGTAACAGTATTACATGATAAAATATATATTGCTGATATAACAAATAATATAGTACAGGTATTGTCAACAGCAGATTTGACATATCTGGAGTCTGATGGTACATATACATCTTGTGGTGGAATAGATGGATTTGATAACAGCTTATTTATATCATCACAGCATAAACTTGATAGCATATACTGTTATCTACCAGAATTAAGCATAACACCATCATCTACACCAGTAATAGGTGGTAATAGGTATAGAACACCTTCAAACATAGTTGGTCAAACTGTATGTGGTGGGGAAAGTGATAGAAATGAATTTGTAGAAGAGGATAAACTTAGTGATAGTATTCTTTGGGAGAATGAATAATGAGTTCAACAAATACAGATCATACGTGGTATTGGTATATAAGAAACAAGGGTAAAAGAGGGTATATTGGTATAGTCAATGAGAGTGGAGATGCTTGTGACACTGCTGATTATGAGATAAAAATATACTATGACCAGATACCAGATGAAGTTGATGAAAATTCTGAAATACCTATACCAACACAGTTTGAAAATGTGATAGCAATGGGTTGTGTTTACGATATACTAAGAATGTATGGAATTGAAAGATCAAGCTATTTAAGAGATTATCTAAATGGGATATCAAAAGCAAAGCATTATGTGAACTCTCAATCAAATTCTCCTATAACAATCCAGAATTATGATGTAAGAGAGGATGATAATGCCTAAAGGACTCAAATATCTTACAATAGAAAACTTTCTTGGCATTAATAGTAGGGCTGACCCAAGTGATAGCAATGATCACCAATGCCAAACCATTGAGAATTTTGAAATAAGCAACAAGATTGGTGTATTGTATAAATCTTATGGGTATGAATTGGCAACAGATATACTTGGAAGCAAGTACACAACAACAGATTACCTGTCATGTTCTACAACTGATATGAGCAGTATAGCTAAAATACATGAATGGAATCAGAATAGAGATTCTGCTGGTAAGACAATCGTATGTGCTGGTACAGATGAAGCTAGTGATGGTGTTGTTGCTGTCTGGAGTAATGTTGATGGTGAATGGGAAAGACTCAATACAAATACTGATTCAGCTACATTTGATACAATACATTTTTATAATAGAGATGATGCATTGATAGCTGGATGCGGTCTTTCTACTTCACACTTACCAAAGTATATAAAGTACTATGATGCCAGGTCTATATTTGGTGCAACAAATAACCAAACGGATGGTTATCAATGTTACGTAAACAATCTTGAATTTGATGACAGTGAATTTACATTTACTGTAACAGATGATTTTGAAGATGGTGGTTGGTTTAATTACTCTGTAGTTAGTTATTATATGGCTGCTGAATATGATGATGGTCAAATAGGTCCTATATCAGACCCAAAAGCAATTATTCAGACTAGTAAAAACAGAGCAATAAGGATTACTGTCAGCATATCAAACACAAATGGTGATGAAATAAGCAGACGTATTACTGGCATATATATCTACAGATTTGTTAATGATGATCTAGTTAATGACACACCTTATTGGGATGCAAGTATTGGTAAAAGGGTATATTTCTTTAAAGGGTCACTGGATTGGAAGAGTGCTATGTTGTTGTTGTACATGCCTTTGAATAATGATGAAGATCTTTTACCAGGTATACTTGAGGGCAATGGGGCTGTATCCTCTACTACTCTGACAACAAACATGCATAGATGGGCTTCTGTGGCGAATGATATGTTAACAGGAATGTTCTGTGAACTTGAAACAGATGGTAGTAAGGTGTACAGAAGGGTAACAGCCACAGCAACGGATACAGTTACTTTGGCATCAGCACCAACTGGAGGAGACGGAACTTATAACTACCGCTTTGTCCCATACTGGTGGGATAACGGCTCTAATTATAATATGACATTTACTGATAGAAGACCAGAGTTAACAACTAATATAATCAACCATATAAACAGGAATAGTAAAACACCAACACGTATATGCTGGAAATTTGCCATATTCCATTCTGGCAGAGGATTTTATGCTCCTGTATACTTGTATGATGATGAAGAAGAACATTTAAATTGGGTTGCAGTGAGTAATATAAATGGGGCTGGTAACTATGAATATGATGTAATAGAGACATTCATTAACTTATCTGAGTTTGGCGTAGATGAAATAACTGGACTTGGCAGGATAATGAACTATATTGTGATATTCTCTAAGTCAGATATACATAAATTAAACATAGGATCAGGAAGTCAGTTTTCGTGGAGTATTGATGAAACTCTGGATAATGTAGGTTGTATTGCAGAAGACAGCATAAAGTATATATCAGGAGATGACCTTAAGTACTCTGGTTATTATTATGTTTCCAGAGATGGTGTTAGAGTGTATGACGGCTATAAATCAACATTAATATCAGTTCCTATAGAGGATATTGACAATTACCCATTTAATGTAACTGATATGACTGAAGCAATAGGTGGGTATGATGATAGATTAAAGCAGTATATTGTTAGCTTCCCAACAGACAGCACAGTGTATAAGTTTGACTTAAGAACTGGTGAATGGATCACTCTATCTACACCTGATGCTATTGAACATATGCTGACAACTCAGGATGGTGAACTGTTAGCTCTCAGCAGTAATAAAATATATGTTATGAACAATGATGGTAGTAGCAATCTTCTCAACTTTGATGGATCTGATATAAAGCCAAGCTGGAAGAGTAAAGTATATGATTTTGGATCACCTGGAGTTGAAAAAATACTTCATGAAATTAGCATACGTTACAAGTCTAATACAGATGTCAATGTTCAATATTATATTGATGGTGGATCTGCAAATGATTTCAATGGTGATAGTCCATTCCCCAGTAAAACATCAATAGGGACTGAAACAATAGGGTTTCCTGTTGGTAGCAGATGTTATACATTAGAGTTGAGTATTGGTTTAACATCGACTGATGCAGCTACAAATACAGATTTACAGATTGAAGATATAAGAATAGGATATGAACTATATAACTCTGGCAGAGACTAAATGAGCACCAGATACAAAATAAATGACTATGATGAATATAAAGTTTTTCTTGATAAAACAAGAAAGAACTTTGAAAGCATAGAATCAAAGTTTAATAAACTGAGTAGTCTTATAGATGTAGAAAGTAGCAGTGTTACTATTAATCTTTTGTCACAGATAGATCAGAATCAAAAGAATCAACAGGAGTTTAGTCTTGATGAAGATGGTAACCTGCTATATAATGACAATGATGTTATAAGAGGTACTGAGTTTTTGTTCTTTGATAAAGATAATGATAGGTTTGGGATAGGCACAAGCACACCAGATACTATTGTACACCTAACTTCAAGTTCAAGTATAAGATTTACATTTGACAACAATGAGCTTGCAAATGAAGATGGTAATAGTTCATCTATGTTACTATTTAAAGCATCAAAGTTTGATGAAACTAATTATACAGCAAGTTATATAGAATCATGTAATCATGGTGATGATGATAACCAGGAAACAAGGTTAGAATTTGGTATAAACAGGGGTAGTGATGGTGATGATATAAGCAAAATATTATCAATGCAACCAGATGCTGAATTTGAATTTGTTAATTCTGTACAGAGTAATGCTGATAATGGTAGACCAGTAGATATTATTGCTGTTGGATATAATACTGATGGTGATTCTAGCTATAGTGGAAAAGTAAGGTTCTGCAAAGATGGTGCAAACGCAGATAATAAGGGTAAGTTATTGCTTTACCTTAATGATGGGACAGATGATGATGATGATTTAACCACTATTGCTGATATAAGGATTAATGGAGTAAGCAGAATTACAAATACAATACTTGGGTACATAAGCTCTGACACAGATGATGGTGTAATCTTAATGAATAACTGGAATTCAAATACAAATACAGAATCACCACGGTTATGTTTTTTTGGAGGCTATGGTGACTCTGGGCAGATTACGGGACCAGCATTACAGAAGTTAGGTACAGATAGTTATGGTAGAGGCAGACTGGCTATATTACAGCATGGAGCTGAGGACTACACTACACTAACTGAAGTCATGACAATAAATTATAATGGTAATATTGGTATAAATGTTACTGATGGATCAAGTAAATTTAATGTTGTTGGTAGTTCAACATTAAAGGGTGTACTTACTGTAACTGATGAAGTAGTAATGTCAACTGATGCCTCTGTAGGAGGTACTTTAACAGTAACTGGTGAAGTTGATGCAACAGATGACATTATAACAGATTCCAGTTTTAGAATAGATGGTGATACGGAGTCTGGTGAAGCTGGTGCAAGAATATACAAGAATTCTAATACACTATATATTAGCCACAAAGATAGTGGCAATATAGTCATACAGGGGGATAATGTAGATGGAACTACCAACATACTTACTCTTGATCCTAATGGGTATAGTAGTCTACAGAATACTGAGCTAACTATTATAAAAGGTGCAGGTAATGGACTAGTGTTGGCAAATAACTGGGATACAAGCATCAATGAACCAAGTCCAAAACTATGTTTTTTTGGTGGCTATGATGGTAGCAAAATAACAGGTCCATACATCCAGAAAGTAGAAGGTGGGTTGTCTTATGGTAGAGGTAGATTAGCATTTTTACAGCATCCTGGTGAAGACTATACAAGTATATCAGAAGTTATGACAATAGACTGGACAGAGAATGTTGGTATCAAGGACTCAAACCCACTGTACAGGCTAACAGTAGATGGTGATGTTAAGATCAGCACGACATCAGCGTTCAGGATAGGAGGATCAACAGAATCTGGCGCTGATGGTGTTAGGATACACATGAATGGTGATCATAGTTATATTGATCATAAAGGTGGTGGATCAATGCACTTAAGGAGTAATGATGTTAATGGTGGTGCTGATGTAATAGTCTATAAGGATGATCAAGTTATTGTTTATGGTACATTGACATCAAGTGGTGATGTAACATTCAATGCCAATGGGACATTTGGAAATGCTACAACAGATGTATTTACTATGATTGGGAGATTGGTTCACAGGACAGTAGGATCTGACCCAACTGCAAACAATAATGCTGGATCACTGGGTGAGATAGTGAACTATAATGATAAATTGTATTACAAGACTGTAGCCGATGGAAATGACAAAAACTGGGAGAAGTTAGCAATATCTTCATCAGGTATTGATACAACATTTATTGATAATGATGGAAACACAATAACAGTGTCTGGCGGAATTATAACTGCCAAGACAGCACCATAAGGAGAACAAAATGGAAATAACACTGGAAATGATTAAAATAATTATAGCTGATTTATATTTAGAGAATAACATGTTGAAAATGGAGATGAAGGAATTGTTTAATAAACTAAAACAAAGCAATGAAGAAATAGCTAATTTAAAAGAGGATAAGAAAAATGTCAATGAATTGGAGCATTAATCCAAATGCAATGATGACGAATAAGGTATTATACCCCAGATTAAACTATAATCCTTATCAAAGTCAACTGGATGAACTAGCTGGTGTATCTCCTCTTACAGCAGATAAGGACTGGTATACACAGTCTCAGATGCAACAGGATCGTGTACAGAAGCAAATAGCAAATCAGGAAGCATCTCCAGTGGATTTAGATTCATCTGGACTTGATTTAAAGACTATTGCTGGTATTGGTGGTCTTGGTGTAGGTCTATTGGGTCAACTATTCTCTGTATTTGGCAATGATTCCAGTATGACAAAGGGCGATATAGATAGCTTAATCAGGGACATGAGACAGGGTGGGTATAGCCAGATAGGTCAGCAGTTAAGTCAGGCAAATGTATCAACTGCCAGCAATTTAGCATCCAGGGGTCTGGGATCAAGCACTATTACAACCAGTGCATTGCAAGGTAATCAAGCTGCTGCAATGGGAGCAGTTGGAAACTTGGAAGCACAGTTGGCACAGACAAGATCACAGTTTCTTGACTACTTTAACCGTCTTGAGCAAACAAAGAGACAGGAAAAGATGAGCTTTTTCTCTGATATTGGTGATTTAGCCAGCTTACTATTATTCTTGTAAAGGAGAATACAATGGCATTTGAAGGAACAAAACAACTGCTTATGAACATAGCACTGGAGAAAAAAAGAAATGCTATGTATGAAAGTAGTCTCCAGGGACAGATAGTTTCTCAGGCAGCCGAAAGGGATAGAATAAAGTTTGCACAGGATCAGGCATTCATGCAGAGTCTTTCTTCTGCTAAAGATATTGGTACATTTATGAATGCAATGAAGACAAGGTTTCCTGTACAATTTTTACAATATGAAATTAATGAGAAAGAGAAGAACGCAATGCTTGATGCACTAGCCAGAGGAGATATACAGACTGGCAGAGCATTAGGGTACACTGGTCCAGAAACACCACAGGAAGCTACTGCAAGACTATCTGCTGGAGAAGATGTTTATATGGAGTATGCACCAAAGAAACAGGAGATAGCTCTTGAAGGTGTTAAAGAGGAAGAGAGGATAAAGTATGGGTATGATATTGCTCTGGAAAGAGAAAGACAAAGGCTGAAGAATAAGTATGAAACTGAGAATATGAATAGGTTAGTTGACAGTGAGTGGGATCAGTGGGTTAGGAAACAAATATGGATGAAACGTGAAGGCACACAAATTTCGGAAGCTACAAAGAGGATGCACAAGTTAAATGAGATACCTGGAATTCTGTCATCTGTCAAAAAGCTATATCTTGATCTTGACCCTGGAGAAGGAATGGGTGAGAAGGCACAAAAATGGGCTGAAAGAGCACTTGGAAAATTGGGTGCAACAGGAGAACAATATGAGAAAGCAGCAGCTTACGACTATACTATGAAGTCAATAGCTGTTCTACTGGCAAGATCACTTGGTGATGTTGGTAATATTTCAGTGATTGAAAGAGAAATAAATGAGAAGATGTTACCTACTGTTACTGATGTAAAGGAAGTCGGATTGAGGAAAATTAACAACTTTAATACTATTGTAAGTGCTATGAGAAACAATCATTATGAAACGATTAAAGACATATTGAGGAAAGAGAAAGTAAATTTCAGTGAAGGTGGTTATGTCCAAGATCCAGAGTATGCAGAGTATGATATATTTCAGCCAAAGACAGAAGAAGAACTAATAGATGATGAAGTGGATTCTTTAGCCAAAAAGGGTGTAGGCATAGTATTTGGAGGTGAAAAATGAGTGCTCCGTATCTGACAAAGAGACAGGCTGCTAAAATATATGAAGATAACTATAAGGACTCTCTTAGCCAACTGGATTACATGAAATCTCTTATTAAAGAGGGTTATGAAATAGAGGGGGTTAATACCAAAGGTAAACTAAATTTTGGTAATACATTGTTTAATGTACCAGAGAGTATTGTAACAAATGTAGAGGCTATTGGTCAAATAGTTTTTGACCCAGTTGGAACGGTAACAAATCTGGCTAAAATACCACTTGGTGCTATATTGTATGGTTTGAAAAATGATGTTAAGAATGCTAAAATGAACTATGAAAATGTTGGTCTTGGTTCATTGTACAAGTATGCTGAACCAGTTGTTAACTTCATGGATAAGACAGTATCGGTAATAGATGAAAAAACAGATGCAATCGATGTTGCTATGGAATTTGTTGGTGGTATAAGTGATAGGTATGGATCAAAAGACAATGTACTGCATACTATTGAAAATGACCCTGTAGGATTTGTAATGGATGTTGCAGCAGTATTTGCAGGTGGTGGAGCAGCAGCAAAGGGATTGGGTAAAGCAGCCACAGCATCTGGTATGGTTAGAACTGGCAAAGTGCTAACAGCTACTGGCAAGGGAATGAGTAGATTTAGCAGAATAATTGAACCTACTACAATGCCAAAGAAAATATCCAGAGCTATGTTTGGTCAGAATACTGCACTGGGGAGAGCTGTAGGTAAGAGGCTTGATACACTTAGATCATCTACAACAGCAAATATGTTAAGGGTTACTGAGGAGAAATTAGCACAATTGGCAAAGAAATCAAAACAAATGACAGGTAAAAGAGTAACATCATTTTTATCTGATCATGGCATATGGGGTAGCTTTGAGGAGATGAGAGACCAATGTTTTGGCATAAGAGACATTGGTAGACGATACATAGATAGACGGCTATGGATGATTGATGATATGGCAGATGCATACAGGAGTTCTAACCCAGGGTCTACTGCTGGTCTGTACAAACCAAAATCTGCACAGAAGCTCCTTATACAAGCACGTAAAGTACTGGATGATATAGGAGATGATATAAGACATCCAGAATACACAGCTACAATAAAAGAGATTGATGACTTGCTGGATGCTTATAAGCCACAGAACTTAAACAAGAGTATTCCAGATCCTGTTAAGCAGGGATTAACATTTCAGGAAATGGACAGAGTAAAGAGAATTGGAAGTGATACAATGTCCATGTTTAACAAAGCAGGGCAAACACCTGAGATTGCTGGTTTACAGAAGAATATGGGCAAGTTATACTCTGATTTAAATGATTTTATGTCTAAGGAACTATTGAAACATAATTTTGATGACTATGCAGTTGCATCAGCAGAAAACCTTGTAAGTCATCATGTGGGAAAAATAATAGATGATACAATAATAAAGAATCCAGCATCTAGATCAGGATCAATAATAAGAAGGGTGTCAGAACGTATGAGTCTTATTGGTGGTGCTGCTGTTCTTGGTGCTGGTGCTGCATTTGGTATTCCATATCTTATGGCTGCTGGTGGACTTGGGTTAACATATGGTATTTACAGTACTCCAGTAGTTAAGAGTTATATGATGAACAGAATAAGGTTGCTGAATCATGGTGAGTTCAAAGCACTGTCCGCATTTACAGATGATATGATTGATGTTGTTACAGGAAAGAAAATGTTAGACCCCAGTGGAAGAACATACAGGTCACAAGACTTCAATAGAGGAGCAAAAATATATAGACAAGTAATGGGTGAATTAAAAAGGGATATTTTTCCAGTGATGAGGGATATCGGAGTATTGGAAGGAATGACTGAAGAGAGATGGCATGATAATAAATCAGCTAAAGCTGTGGAAAAAGTAAATCGTAATTTATCAATTGGTAAGGAGTAATGAAGATGAAGAAAGTAATTATGTTATCTGCTATAGTGCTGTTTGCCTGTAGCCAATTAGCTTTTGCACAGAGGGTACAGTATCTTGGAAAATTTGGTCAAAGTCTGTACTGGGACACAAATAAAGCAGGTATAAGCTACGGAGCAAAAATTGATACATTGTTGTTGTCAGGTGCAAATGACTCAAGTTACAGTCATCGTATTGCTATAGATAATGATTTTGATAGCAAAGTAGCTATAGCATTGCAGACAAATACTGTAGCAACAAATAGTTGGCAACTTATAATTGAAACAGCTATAAGAGCAGATGGTCAAAATGTAACTACAATACCAGATAGTTGTTTCAGGGAAACCTATTGTGTGGTTACAGAGTTGAGCAAATACCTCGACAACCATTATGTCAGCACTGCATCAGCAACAATAAGTGAAAAGGCGATTAGTCCTGTTATCTCCATACCTTTGATGGGAGCAGATGCTATACGATTCAAGGCAAAGTCAAGTGGTACACATTCAGGTGATATGGTACTAAGGGTACAAATAAACAAGATTAAGGAGTAATGAAAATGATGAAGATGAAGAAAGTAATTATTACATTGACAATATGCTTTATCCTATTTCCTCATTTTGTCTTTGCAGATGGTGACCCAGAAATAATGCCTTGGTTAAGAGTACTTGGGAAAGCATGGATTAATGGTGATTTGGTTGTCAATGGGTCAATCACTGGTGGTACAATGAGCTATGCAACTGGTAGTTTCCAGTCAATAGTTACACCTAGTGGAGATCTGACCATTACACCAGTAGGTGATGATGTATTGTTAGATGGCGGGTTAACAGTAGGTAGTAGTACACAGGCAGGAGATAATAATTTAAGAGTAGAGGGGAATGCAGCTATTGTTGGCAGTGTAACTACTAGTGATTTATACTTGCAGGATACGGATGCAAGTCATACTCTTAATGTTCACTGGAATGAAAATGAGGCATCTGCTAATAGAACACTTAATTTAGCAGTTGTTGGCGGTACTCGTACACTTACAATGAATCAAAGTTTAACAGTTGGTTCTGGCAATGATGGTACACTTACTTATTCAGCAGCTTCAAAAACGTTAACAGTTGAGGATAATGTTACCATTGGACTTGATGTCAATGCTTTAGAAGGATTATCAAGCACAGGGGTGGTAACTAGAACGGCTGCTAATACTTATTCTGAAAGAACAATAACGGGGACTGCCAGCGAAGTGGAGGTTACTAATGGAGATGGTGTTTCTGGTAATCCAACTATAGGACTTCCTGATGATGTTAGTATTGAGAGTGATTTGACTATTAATCCTACAGTTGCCGACCAGGAAGACCCGACATTCACAATAAAAGCCGATGCGGATTTAGATGGAGGTGAAACAACTACGGGGTCATTTTCTATGAGCATTACTCCAGATGCTACTCCTGCTAATGCAACGTTAGATTTTGGATTAACCTCATTGCAAGGTATTACCATGCCTTCTTTATCATGGATTGGTGTAGATGCTAATTCATGTTTAAAATTTAAAACTAGTGAGATGCAGATAATAAGTGATGCTACCACATATAAGTTTTCAGCAAGTAGTATATATGCAGCTGGGAATAGAGATTTAGGTGCTAATACTGTTCAATGGGGCAATTTATATTTTATTAATAATCTTGTCAACGCACCATCAGGCAATTCTGGCTACCATGAGCTTTCGCTATATAACGCATCACCCGAAATACTCATTACAGATACGGACATCAATAAACAGGTTGATAGTGAAGCAGAAGCTGAGGACAGTTCAGCAGTACATATCACAATCAACGGCAGCAATAACGGGCAGATTGCATTTAAATCTGCTGAAGGTGATGCAGCCGATATATCTGTAGATACTGATGATAAGATGCAGTTTGCAAATGCGAGTGGTGGCTATGTATTTGATGATGATTTAACTATTAATGGTACTGTCGCTGATACAGAAAATCCTGTAGTACATTATTACTATGATGCGGATAGTGATGGAGGAGCGACCAGCAACGGACATCTAAGTATCAGTGGTACAGCAGTAGCCAACCCTGCTAATAGCTATATCACAGTAGATGCGAATGACGTTGGTTTAGGATTAAAAGTTGAAGGTGGGGTTGGTGTTAATGTAAATCCATCTGGTTCATTTGATTTAATCCTTAACACGATGAAAGCAAATACTTATATCAGCACATCTCCATACACAATATCAGCCACTTCTGGATTTTATAATACCAACGCGTATCGTGGTTCAATCACATCAGGCACTCAATCTGCTGGCGGTGCAATCCCCTGGAATTTTAAATCAGGCGGGTTAGCTCCTTCAGTTGCAACAGGTGGATATCATACGTTTTACGTTGACGACACGACAGCGGCAAAAATCGACAGCACTCGCCATATTGTATTATACAGCGAATCCAATCCTGGTACATTATCGAACGCTGAGTGGTACTTAACGCAGGGTGACCAGATGAACTTTGCCAGTGCAAGTGGTGGGTATAATTTTGACGGTACTATCAATACAATGAATATGTCGAATGGCGTAACGGGTGAAGTCACTAACTGGAATACCGTGAAAATATATAACGATTCGACGATAGCAGCAGAAACGACATTAACCGACGTATTGCCTGCCGGATATGCAATTGATAAGATTATATTTAAGAACACGACCGCTAATACTATTACTAATCTGGATATTGGATTTACTGATGGTGGAGAGGAAATAGTTGGAGCTAGTAATATTTCTGCAAGTGATGAAGGTAGCTTTACTATAAATCAACAAATAGATGATTTTGATGCAGTAGATACAATTTATATCTCTGCGTCAAATTGGAATTCTGCAAATCTTATTATCTATATTCGTATGGTGAGGATGTTCTAATGAAAAAAATAGTTATACTTTTATTATTGTTTCCGTCTATCGTATTGGCACAACATGGTGTAGATTATGTTGTAGGAGATATGACAAGTTCTAACTCCTCTAACGCAACAATGGAAGTCAGTGATTCTACGGTTGTTATAAATGTAGCTAGCGATACCTGGACTCATGTTACAAATGATGAAAATGATTTATTTTCTTTACGTTCTGGTAGTAAAAATGTTACTCTGGATAGTGATAAGCTGATACTATCTAAAGATGGTGTTTATATGTTTATATATAGATTAAGTTTAACTACTTCGACGGCAGAGGCTTTAAAAATAGGTGTTGCTAAGAATACAATAGCATCTATCTATGGGGATGTTCCTTTATCATCTTCTTCAACTAAAGATACTTATATAGGAGTGGGTGAGTAGAGTGCCAGTCAAAGTAGTAAAAAGAGGTAAGAAATACAGGTTAGTTGAGCCTAGTGGCAAAATAGCCAGAAATAAAGGTGGTACTGCAATAGATGGCGGAGGTCATTCCTCTGCCTCTGGAGCTAAGAAACAAGCAGCAGCGGTAAACATCAGCCTGAAGAAGAGGGGAAAGATATGACAATATGTGGCAAACAGATAGTGATTAATGGATGGTTAAAAACAGTTGTAACTGTTATCAGTATCATCTCTGCTATAGCAATATTTAGTGTAAAGATGAATGATGCAAATGAAGCCTGCATCAGATCTATCAACAATGAATATGAAATAAATGAACTACGGATCAAGGTAGCCACTTTGGAACAAATGATAGCTAGTAATCGTGAAATCCTATTAAGAGTCGAAGAAAATACAAAGCTATTAATAAATGATAAAATTAACAAAAAATAGGATTGTTATGAAGAGTGCTGAACAGATAATTGATGCAAAAAGGTTCATGTATGACTGTAAAACAGGCAAGAATGTTCATAACTTAACAATACATGATGTATGGGGATTACTTGGTCAAAACTGGGAAAGTAATTTCAGAGTGTACATTCCTGATAGTGATTATGATGATAGTGATGATGTTATTCATACATCTGGATCATCACTTGCTATGATAGAGAGAGGAGCAATAATAAAGGCTCTGGAGAATAATAACTTTGTGCAGAATGCAGCAGCACATGAACTGGATATCACACCCAGGGTAATGAACTACAAGATTCAACAGTATGGGATTACACACCCTGGATGGAAGAGGAATGTATGAATAATTTTCAACTGATACTTATACTCTTAGCAATTGGTCACTGCATATCTGATTCACTAAGCCAGAATTTCATGAGTGATATGTATCAGAGTAAGTGGAGTGATAAACAGTGGAGATATCACATATCACGATGGTTGAGTCTTGCTGCACTGTATATTGTACTTATCTATTTATGGTTTGATAAATCAGATAGCTGCATTTATTTCACAATAACTATGGGGGTATTAATACTCATAATGTGCCACTTCTTATGGAGAGCATTCAGCAAGTGGCATTAAAGTGGAGGAATCAAATGAGAAGAGTTATAGTTATTACGTTATTGTTGCTGTTAATAGCAACTTCATTGTATAGTCAGAACAGTATTATTTTTAACAGTGATTCTGTCAAGGTTATGTGGGAGCATAGTGGGTTAGATATTTTAGGTAATGAAGAGTACAGAGTACAGTTTGGGTGGGTTGTTAAGTCAAGACATGATGCAGGATTTCAGGAATATGGTACAACCGATTCCTTATTCTTTTACCTTGATCTGAGCAATTATCCAGAAGGGTATTACAGTGTGGGTGTATGGGCAATTGACTATGTTGGATTAATTAGTGATACTGTATTTGCAGCAGATACACTGGGTATTGATTTAACAAAGCCATCCCCAGTAAATAGAATAAGGTTTGAGGTAGTACGATGAAAGATTTATGGAATAAGATTAAGCAGTGGTTAAGCTGGCTGTGGATAAAGCTAAATGGTAAGAAGACACTATTAGGGTTAGCTCTTATCACTGTAGGTATTATTATAGATTATCCAGAGCTTATTGATAGTGGATTATTTTACATTGGTGTACCAGTTTTCTTGATTGGTATAATTCATAAATTAATCAAATTAATAAAATTAATCATTTTAAGGAGAACAGAGTCATGGAGAATGAAATGAAAAAATCAGTTAAAGAATTAAAGGAATTAATCCAGTGGATAATGAAGTTCATTACTGTCACTGGAGAAGCATTAGAAGATGGATTCAATTGGTTAGTTGATTTGCCAAAATTCTTTGGAGTTGTTACAGGGGCTGGAGCAGCTATTGGTGGTATAGACCAGATACCAAAAGAAGTAGCAGATATGGATGATGATGAATTGAGGAATGAAATTGAACCCATTGTCAGGGAGTTGAAGCTGCCAGTAGGAGCAGACCAGTACGAAGAAACTATAGAAGAAATGATATTAATTGCTATTTGTATATGGCGATTAATAATCAAGTTCAAGTCTTAACAAGGATTGTGACATCCATGATGTCCTCCAAAAGGAACACGGGAGTAGTGATTTACTGCTCCCAGTTCCTTATTCCCACCAAAACAACTATACAACATACATATACAGGGGTGAATAATGGCTGTAGAGAGTCTTCAGGAGATAAGATCTAAGCAGGTAGAAGAGTATTTGAGATTGTATGAAGGTATGCCAAGTAACACAATAGCCAGAATGTTGAGAAACCATTTCCCACTATTATTTAAATCTATTGAACAGGCAAGATCAGTAGTAAGGTACAAAAGGGGTAACAGTGGTGAAGCAGACAGGAAAAAACTGAAGAATAAAGAATTCATGAGGGAGAATCAGAAATCTGGCTATACTGTTCCACTACCACAATCAGATTATGAAGAATGGATACCTTACAAAGTAGAGGCTAAAGGAACAATAGCCATTATAGCTGATTTACATATACCTTACCATCACGAAGGTACACTTAAGCTGTGTCTTGATCATCTGGATGTAGTTAAACCAGATATGTTGATTATTAATGGGGATCTGATTGATTGTTACATGAGTAGCAAATTCTGTAAAGATCCAACGAAAAGGGATTTGCAGGGAGAGGTGGACCTCGTTATACAGTTCTTAGTCCATCTTAAACAAAGATATAACAATTCCAGAATACTGTACAAGTTTGGTAATCATGAAAACAGGCATAAAAGGTTTGTTTTTAACAATGCTCCTATACTATGGGGAGTGGATAAGATAACACTGGAGAGTTTGCTTGAGCTAGATGACATCGGCATCGACTATGTGGATAATGATAGACCAATAGTGATAGCTGATTTTACAATATTACATGGTCATGAATTACAGGGGAGTGGATATTCAATTATAAGCCCTGCCAGAAGTGCATTCCTAAAAACATATTCCAACTGTATCATAGCACATCACCATAGAACAAGTGAGTATAGTGATAATGTATTGAATGGGTATCAAGTCACTGTATACAGTATAGGTTGCTTGTGTGGTCTTCACATGGAATATGCTAGGATAAATAAATGGAATAACGGATTTATAATAATGCATATAGCTGGTGGTAAAATGCTAGTGAGTAATATGAAGGTGGAAAAGGGTAGGATCACAAAAAGTTGAGCCATAAGGTTTACAATTTTTCCTTATGGCTCTTTGTATGATGATCACAATCTCCTTTCTTATAGTTTGATTTTAGTCATCATCATCATCTCCCCAGTCATCTTCCACAGGCTCATCATCTGATGTATCTTCTTCATCACCAATGACCAGAGTACCTTCATCATCATCATCTTGGAAATGTAACATTGTTTAATCCTCCATTAGTTAATTATAAGTGAATTTAGCTAACTTTCATCATCATCATCTACTTCAATATCTTCCCAGCCATCCTGATCTTCATCCCACCAAGAATCATCAACTGTATCATCTGTATCATCCTGAAAATAAATTGTTACCATAATACATTTCTCCTATTTTAGTTTTTCCCAGTTACTTCCAATTGCTATCCACTCACCTACATTGTGGTTTTTACACACAAGTGATGGTGCATAGTACCATACATCAATTTCACTGTATGTACTATACACTGAATCAAGACTTAATCCTACAAGGCAATGCTGTGACCAATTATGTACTATTCTATCAAGAGCCATGATAAATCCACCTTCTGGTGAAGTTGGACCACATGATAACAGCAGAAATATTGCCAGAGCAATTGCAACAAATAACATTGATTTTGTTTTCATAACTTTAACTCCCTTGTTAATTAGTTTGTTTCTACCATATCAGCCCAATTGACCCCAAACTCCACATCACATTCAATTGGTACTGATATAGTGACTGCATTTTCCATTATGTGCTTTATCTGGTTACTAATGTCAATCCAGTGATCTGCATCAACCTCAAATAACAGTTCATCGTGTACTGTCATAATCATCTTGACATGTAGTGAGTTGCAGATAGCATCATACACTTTTTTCATGGATATTTTCATAAGGTCTGCTGCTGATCCCTGTATTATTGCATTGCCACCTTGCCTGATCCCTGCTGATCTAATCCAGCTATGTACGCTGTTAACCTCTGGTATGAGTCTTCTTCTGCCAAACATTGTTTCAGAATATCCATTCCTTCTGATGAAAGAATGAATATCCTTCTCCCATTGCTTAACCCCATTATACTCATTATACCATGCCTGGATAAATTTCTCACAATCTCTTTCACTGTATTCTGTTACTCCTTGCGTTATGAAGCCATCGTATAGACCTTCTGCTGTAATACCGTATAGTATGCCAAAGTTAATGTTCTTAGCAGGTCTTCTGTACTTCTTCAGGTTATCACTGTTTACTGGTAAATTAAGCAGCCTTAATAACGATTTAGCTGTATTCTCATGAATGTCAAGACCATTTTTGTATACATTAAGCATTGATATATCCTGACTTATGTGAGCTGCAAGACGTAACTCAATCTGACTGAAATCAAGCCCAATTAATACACATCCAGCAGGAGCAATAAATCCTCTTCTTATCTTTCTGCCATTTTCAGTACGAGTAGGGATCTGTTGCAAGTTTGGATTAGCTACTGAATATCTGCCTGTAGCTGTTCTAGTTGTTTTGATGTGTGGATGGATTCTGGAATATTGATCTACGTATCTTGGTAATATATCAATAAACTTTGTCTTAATATCAAACAGCTCTCTATAGTTGAATATTTCATCCACTATTTGATGATGTCTATATCTTGACAGTGTTTCAGCATCTACTAATTGTGGATATGGATATATGCCTAATTTTTGTAGTACCCTGCTGACCTGACCTACTGCACCCTGACTCTTTGGATTAAGTCTTTCACCAGCCAGATCATTTATATGCTCCTGTACTAGTGCTATTTGATTCTCAAAGTCAGTGGACAGGTCATGGAAGTATTCCACATCTATCATCATGCCATTACGATGCATGTTAATGACAGCGGGGTATGCTGACATGTCTATTGTTAGAGGATCATAGTTGTTGTGTATCATATGTAGTCTTCTCTTTTACGGTAGCCTCTGTAACCTCCACCAGCAGTTTGCTGATAAACATATAACTTATAATAGTCATCACAGCCATCTTCATTAAACAGTTTCCTTAAAACTTCATCATCTCTTTGAAAAGTGCCCTGTTTCCAGGTATCTTCATAGTGTATAATGTCAACAAACTTTTCATTATCAAAATCATAATCAATACTGATGGTCATCCTAGACCACACTTTGTGCATTACATTTATACCAGTTTCAAGAAGAAGGTCTTTGGGGTTTGTATTCCACGGTGCAGTTACATATGCTATCTGTTCATTAAAATCAATACTGACTCCTGGTGCAATGTTCATTCTTCCCTTTCCATCTGCAACAGCTTTGCTAATATCAGGCATTTTAAACAGGTTAAATTTCAGTGTACTGCCACCAAAACCCTTGAACCTATTATAGTATGGGTTTAATTCCTTTTTCATTGCTGATATGAAGATGTGATCAGCTACTCTTATATCCTCTTCATCTCTTATAATGTATACTCTTTTTGATTTTGGTATCTTGACTATCTGGTAGTAGTCATTACCTTGCATTGATTCATTATCAAAAAATAATGTTTTATTCTCTTCTATAATGTCTCTTAAGTATTTGTCCATGATGTCCTCCGTTATACTGTATTAACTAACCATGTAATAGATGTTTGCCTATATTTGTTTGTTCATAATCTGTACGACCAGTAGCAAAAATAAGTGATTTACCAAGTTCTATTAGTAACCTGCCAACAATAGCAGTATCTATATCATCAGTATTGTATAGCTTGTTTAACCTGATAAATGAGCCTGATACCTGGCTTCTCTCATAAAATAATCTCCCTAATGTCCTAATACTTACTTCATAGAGTCTGTGATCTAAATCATTATCACTGAATATATTTATTTCTACATTGTTCATAGCAACACTCCCCACTTATCATAATTAAATTCCATACCACTATTTATTATCATGTTAGCAAGTATTCTGCTAACTCTGAGTGTTATATCAGCATCTCTACATCCATAATTCAGTGACGTGTTAAAGTCTAAATCACCCAAATCAGCCATTTTAAGAGATCCTAAGACACTTTCTACCTCTTCCCTACCATTCATATTGACCCATCTGGATAAGAGGTCTACAGGGGCTGTATGAGGCTTATTTAAGCTCTTGTTATAGGACTTGATAGCTGATTGTACTGTCTTAACTATATTCTGTGGTTGTTTCATGTTCCAGTAGCCATTCTCTGTACCCTGAACAATGTACTTTTTGCCTCTCTTCTGCACCAGTCTCATGTAACCTTTGCCACTGCACTGTTCACACCCATTACCATAACAGTTGAAGCATTGTATGGATTCCTTATGTTTTTTGGTACAACTTACCCAGCTTTCATCATAATGATACTTGTACTGTGGTGTATTTCTCCACTCTTTCACTGGCTGTGGATCATCCCATCCATGCCGCAGCACTTCTTCAAAGTAGTCAAGACATTTTGCCTGTGTAGCATTGTGCACAATTTCCCTGTACTCCTGCATAACAGTGTTACAGAGTCTATACCCCAGCACCTTCAGCGACTGTGGTTGGTCCTGTAGCACATAGCTCATGTTCATTGTATCAATGTAATTTGATGAAATGAAATCGTAGTACTGTTTCAGCTTATCTATATCATACTGTGCATTATGAAACACAATTAATTTATCCTTTATAGCGTGGCACAGGTAAGCAACTAGTTCTGTCTTATATCCATGTATCATATAGGCAAACCTTTCCTGAACAGAGAACTGCACAGAGAATAGGTTGCCATTGGATAACTGCTCAGTATCCACTGCTACAACCTGCTTATTGCAAAGTATACTGTCTATTTCTTCTTTACTGTCCACTACTCCATAATACACTTCACCTGTATCTTCTTTCCATACATCTATTTCCCCTTTAATGTATTTTCCTATGGCATCAAAATCATTCATAATCAGGCTCATCTTGCTCGTACTATGTATGCCATAAGAAGGGTGGTAGCATGGTATCCACGTAGCTAAATAACTATCAAGGGGATGATAGGGAGGGATTGTGTGGGGAATACCATGCACCACCTCTAGACTTGCATTTTCATCAATGACATTAGCTGATATTGCACCCAGTGTAACAAGTACTCTGGGACTTATTTCCATTATTCTGGCAATAGCATCTAGTTTCTGTGTATCAAATGTAGTAGAAATCAATGCATCCTTTTTACTCTTATCTGCTGGTATCTGGTATTGATACACATTATCCAGATAAACATTCTCCCTGAGCAATCCTGTCAATGGCAGATAGCAATAATCAAACTCCTGCCCGGTTTTACCAACCAATGGCTTACCCTGCTTTACTTCTTGTGTAGCAGGTGCTTCTGCCAGAAACATGACACTTGCAGTTGATGGTCCAACACCATACACTATTTTACTTGTACTTGTTTTCATATTCATTTTCTTCTGAATGGGTTAATATACCTGTGTACCAGTATAGGTATAATCGGTGAAATGATTATCAAGATGACTACCATAATTAGTATCTCCACCATTATTCACCTTCCAAATAGATGTTATAGGCTTCCTGTTTATCTGATTCTGTGTCCCATACCCACTTTCCATCTTTATACACCTTATTTGTTGGCTTCTCTAATATTACCTGTACACCATACTCCTTTGCCATTTTGTATACTTCATTACGTGTATCATGGTCAAGTGCAGACCCATTCTCAATAACAAGAGTCTTTATCCTGCTTACCTTTGTACCATCCAGCAGATCAATTACAACCTCGTCTTTTGTAATGTCAATCATTTTGAGCTGGATCAATAGCAGGTATCGCTTGTTCTCTGCCAGGTCAGCTATCTTTCTGTTGTTATATATTACATTGGCATCATCATCTACACTCAGGTTATCTATACCCATTCTATTGATCAGCTTAAGTCTCTTTTCAGGGATAGACTTAACAATATCATCATATTCACTGTACTTCGTACGTAGCTTGTTAATTTCTTCATTCTTTTCAATGTAATTTATGTACTGATTATATTTTGCATTCTTATCAGATGCAGTCATATATTTCTGCTTTACTTCCTTAAATTCTTCACTTGGGTCATATATGGTGGATAGATATTCAATAGCAGCATCATAAAGAGCGTTAGCTGTATTCAGTTTTTCCTGCCATCTTTTTATCTCTTCCTCTATCCTTCCAACCTCAGTAGCTAACCTATCCATATTTGCAACTGCTTCATCATACTCATCGCACTTTGCTTCAAGATCAGAATACTCTTTCACCAGTTCATCAATATTGACATACTCAACTTCTTCTACTTCTTCACCCAGTTCCTTCTCTTTTGACTTAAGCAGTTGTCCTATCGTACGTCTTGAATTATAAGCATCATTGTAATGTTTCTCAAGCTCATTATACTCCTGCTCAATGTCAGAATGCTGAATGATAAACTTAACAAGGTCAGTATCACTTCTTGATTTGATGTCATTCATGTCAATAGTGAAGTTATTCCACAGTGTTTTCAGCAACTCACTCTTTGTTCTGTTGTCATTGTCCTTCTCCACTGGTAAACCATTTTTTGTAGTAATGGTAATCTTTCTTGGCTTACCTGGTTTAAACTTAGCAGTAATCTTGATCTTTTCATCACCAGCATTACCAATACTAAGCTCTATCTCTGCCTCTTCTTTATTGTCCCTTATTATGTTTACAAAATCTGTTTTACCTATAGCATTGGCTATGGTGGATAGGAGATTTGTCTTACCCGCATCATTCTTGCCACTAACAATAGTGATGTCAGGATCAAATACCCATATATTGTTGTCAATATTCCTGTAATCTTTTGTTTTTACAGCTAATACTTTTGTTTCCATTATGTCCTCCAGTACACTGATTCAATATATTATTCCAAATTTAATTCGACTTGCTTGCTTAATAGCTTTCTTATCTTCCTGTTTGTCTTGTAATCTTTATAATATTGTATAAGTGAATATGTAAATATTATAAATGTAATAAGTAAGCATATTATTAATATAACCATAACACCTTCCTCCTTAACTTTGCCAGTACTCAACCAACTTCTTTGCTTTCTTCTTTCCTATCCCATCTATTTCCTGCCATCTATCCTCATCTGCCAGCACCATGTCTAACTTTGTATCAAAACTATCTGCTATTCTGCTACTCAGTTCGTAGCTGATTCCTGGCATGATGGCAGCCAGTTTTCTTCTATCAAACCTCTCCATTGCAGCAGGGGTTGAGACTAATGTTGGCAGAATACTGATTCTGTTGCCAATATATATACCGTCAGCAGATTTGTGCTTTTTCTCCTGATACCAGTGGTACATTGTATTGATGAGCTTGCCAGTTTCATTTTTATCATTACTCCTGAGTACTGTTATACCTTTCTCCTGTATACTGAATACATGTTTCATAAAGTGTTCATAAGTGATACCATTATAAGATAAGTGTTTCCATACCAGTCTCCTATTTTCCCATCTTAACGTTTCCAGTATACCATCCTTCGCTGGTCTGAATATTCCTTCAATGATAAGGTAGTTATGGTCATATGTCTCCAGCATATCAGGTAACTGCTTTCCTGTGAATCTCTTATCTCCTTTAGCTGATGCTGATATTTCGGATATTGTTTTTCTTTCTATGCCAACAAGTATCTCCTTATCACCACTGTACCCAGAGAAATAAAAGTCACCACAATCCAGATGTATACATTCTGAGTTAGGTATGTCAGAAGCAAATTCTTTGCTTCCTGTTCTCTCGTCTATGAACACCAACTTAGAATCTCCTATTCAAATGTTGGATTATCAAATACTTCTGGGTTCTGATGTGCACATTCCAAACAAACACAAGAACACCCATCTTTGTCCTTGTATACTGGGTGGTCAATTTGCAGCCATCCACTTACACTATATATTTCCTTACGACCACAAATTTGGCACACATGACTTTGTACTATCATACTCAATACCCACTCAAGTAAATTCATTTTCTTATGTTTTAGTTTACTAGGTGGATCTGGTAAATTGTACTGTGCTAATTTAACTGTTAACATTTTTGTGTACTCCTTGCATTATTCTTTTTTACCAGTTTCTCCATTCACCTGGGTCAGTTCTTGTTAACTCAGCAGCTATACCAGGAAACCCACCCAGCAGCAAATCACCATCTTCAATCATGAATTCTATTTCAGTACCAGCTAACATAATATTATATCGGCTTGATTCTATTTTATGATATACCCTGCTTACTGTACCATCCTTATCATAGTCCACATGATTCCACACTACTGCAAATACATTGTTTATTCCATATTCGTCATAGTCCCCCACATAATTGCCAGTGAAGGTGTTATCTATGTACTCTGGCTTTGCGTGGTGGACAAAGATAAAGTTCTTATCAGACTCGTTAGCCAAGTCATAATAGCTATGTAAAATAGCATTTGGCTCTGCATACTTGTAAAATGATTCTTTAGGCAGTCCCAGAGTGCCAAGTTTGTGCATCCTGATCACATTCTTAAGCTCGCCCATAGTGTCGATGCAGATAGTCTTGAAATGTGTATCATTTACTGCTGATCTGAAATCTGAATCAAACTTATTGGCTACTTTGGTACACATTGCTCGGTTATTGATTTCAAAGAAGTATTGTTCAGTCTGTATGTCACGATTAGAAATGTCTAACTGGTTGCCAGATGTGAGACCAATGTTGAAATCAAGATAGAGTAGTGGGTCCGGTCCAGTTAAACATGTAGTTGATTTTCCTGTTTTTCCTCTGCCACATAATGTTATGAGACAGCGTGTTGGTTTACTAAGTACTAGTTTCTTCACTCTATACTCCCTACTTCATTGGTTAGTGATGACCACATTTCATCCATGTGCTCTTCATTTCTTTTGCTATCAATATAGTTCCATATAGCATTCCAGTTATCTTCCAGTTCCTGATCGGTGAAATCCAGTTGAAGGGATACACGGTATGGGTAGCCAGTAACAGTATTACTCCATTTATAGTCACCATTTACAAACAATACGTGTAATATTGCTGTATTGCACTTCATCACCTTGCAATAGGATTTAATCTGAGCCATCACATCCCACCATTCTTTAGCATCCAGGTCATCCAACTTATTACTACTCATCCACTTGACCTTGAACTCATGCACAATTACAGGACTATCTGACATCAAATCATCTGTAGCCTGTATTGCATCAGGACTGCACCAGATTCCTGATTCTTGAACTGGTTTTGGCTTATGAAGGTCTAACTTCTTTATCATGTGATGTTCCCACACAATACCTAGCTCCGCTGTTTCCTTTAGCCAATCAGGCTTCTCATCACCATGCTTATTATAGCCGTAATCACGTGCCATCATATCGATTATCTCTTTTATGTGGATACCTTCTGGTCTTTCTGTATCCACATAATAGTCATAGTTCAGGTCTATTTTATTTACTTTCATAATGTTCTCCTGTTTTTTAGTGCAGAGTTCCAGAATAAGGGGAAAGGAGTGAAAAACCTTAAACCAGAACTCTGCTATTATTTAGTTATCAAATTCAACATATTTGTCACTACATGACAGGTATTCTGTTCTCTTACCGTTAACAATACTTATAGTGGTGCTTTTTAATGTACATCCAGTACCATTACTAGAGAATCCTCTTCTGCAATTACCACAGTGTCTCTTTGATCTTGGTAGAGATGGATTTATGCCCTTTGCAGGTTGCCACTTTATTAATTTGCTAGAAAGGCATATCATCTTCGGTATTCTCTCTAGCTTTTAGCACATCATTATAGGTTTTTGATAACTTTGTTATTGACCTTGATTCATATTCAATGCTTATTATTCCATAATTGCTAAGAGTACCTTCTGGGTCTCTATAAAATTGTTCTATGAACCTTTGTAATGCATCCATTGTTTTTAAATGCAGATAAACGTCATCTTGTTCGTCAAGTTCAATAATTACAGTGAAGAATCCATTGTATTCTGGTCTTATTTCTACTGTCATGTCGATCTCAAGACCGTCTTCTGTTATATAGCTTCTTGGGAACATGTTGTCCTCCTGTTTATGATTAGGAAATGTTTTAGAATAGTAATCATCTATAAATTTAGACAGTGTTTCGTAGTCTTTTCCACTAAAACTTTTCTTATTTTTCCTCAGGTATTCTATT